GCGTATAAAGATTTGCTTGAAATAATGGCAATAATAAAAAAGATGATTGACACAGAACCAAAAAAAGAAGAATTTAAAAAAACATTTATGTTTGAGGGGGAAGAATATGGTTTTGTTCCAAATCTATCTGGAATAAGCACAGGCGAATATATTGATCTTGAAACATATTGCAAAGAACCTATTGAAAATCTGCATACTATAATGAGCATTTTATATAGAAAGATAACAAACAAAGTGAATAAAAGATATGCTATTGAGCCATACAATCCTGATGAGTTTAAGGAAGAATTATTTAAAAAATGTTCAATGGATATAGCATTATCAAGCTTAGGTTTTTTTTTGAATTTAGGCGAAAGATTAGCCAAGATTTCGCACCGCTTTTTGAGCAAACAGGAAACGAAACAACAAAAGGTGTAAGCATGAGTTCTAAATGGGGTTGGTATAACATATTATATGGATTGGCAAATAATAACATTTTAAATATAGATAAGATTACTAAAATACCAATTTTGCAAACCTTAACATATTTAGCTTATATGCAAGACTATAACAACAAACAAAAAAACAATTATGATAACATTTAGAAATGTAGTTGGATATTTAGAAACGATTGCCGAAAAGCATTATGAGATAAACAGCTTTCATAGTGGAATGCTTGATGAAGTTGACATTAACAAGCTTGGTGCTACAGATTACACAATCTTATATGCAGAGCCAGGAACAGCAACAATAGATAGAGGCGTTCTAACATATACATTCACAATTTATGTTATGGATTTAATAAACGATCAGATTCTTGGCGATTCTCCAAACAATCAAAGGGTTACAAGGGTTGATTGTTATTCTGAAACATTACAAATCCTTCAAGATGTCATTAATGAATTTCATCAAAACCTAAGCACACAGAGTTGGGTGGACAATGAGGTTGTTTTGGAATTACCAATAAACGCAGAACCATTCACAGCTAGGTTTGACAATGAATTAACAGGTTGGTCTGCTTCTATGAATGTTCAAGTTAATAATCAGAATAATCTTTGCATTGTTCCTGTAAGTCCTAATAGCTAATGGAATTTAAAAACACCATACAAGCAATGCAGAAACTTGGTTCTAATGTAGTTAGAGAGGGAAAAGGTATATTAAAGCGAAAGAAAAAAACAACAAGCAAAAACACCTTATACAATGACTTTGATTATTTAGTTACAGCAGACAAAAATTCTGTAACACTAGAATTTGTTTTTGGTGGTGCACAGGATTATTGGGCTTTTGTTGATGAGGGTGTTAGGGGTGCAGGTGGTTATAAAGGATCAGGCAGAATGAGAGGGCAGGGAAGTCCTTTTAAATATAGTTCTAAAATGCCACCAAGACGATTCATTGATAAGTGGATTGTTGGGAAACCATTAAAAGAAGCAAGAGATAAAAGTGGTCGTTTTATAAAGCGTAAAAGCTTAGCGTTTTTAATACAAAGAGCAATATATCAAAGAGGTTTAGAAAGAACGCAATTTTTTAGCAAACCATTCACACAACAATTAAATAAACAAGCGGAAAAAATAACAGAATCATTTGCTGATGACTTGTTATCACAAATAGATAAAAAATTAAAAGATTAAATTATGGCGTTAGGAACAATATCTTGGGAGCAATATCCTGTTTTAACAACAGCAAACATACCTGCATTAACTAATTGGACACCTGCTATTGGTTACATGCTACACAATGACAGCATAAGTGGCTTATTCTATTTTAAGTTAGTATTAGAAGTTAGATTAACAGACAGTTCAGGGACACTTTTGGGCAAAATAAAATTAAGAAGAAATGGCTACAGTCCAGATGTAACTGGAGATGAGGCGCGTGCATTTTTTGATTTAAGGGAAATAATTAACAGCCAAATAGTTAACACAGTATTTGACCAAAATCAAAACACATCACCATTTGAAAGTATACACAAACTTGGTGCAAATGAAACTGACAAACCATTTAGTCTTAATGGAGATAGAAACACAGACAAAACACAAATAGTTACTATATATGTCAAAGGTTATCAGCAATATAGTGAAAATGCTGATGAAGTTCCAACAGAAGATAGTGATGAAAATGTTGATAGCACAGAGTATTGGATTGGTGCTTCATTGCCATTATTTACACCAAGAGGATCAACATATCTGCAAGGAAATTCACCTTTCACATCATATCAAGCAAGTTCTTCAACAGACAAATTTTTAAGTGATTTGTCAACAGATTATAATGCAGAATATGATTTGTCAGGTTACATAAATTATGTTAGATGGAATGACACAACCAATACAGGCGATTATCACACAGTTGCATTTTTAAACGACCAAACAAATTTCACAAGTGATGTTAAATATATAGAAGTAGTGTATTATAATTCAGCAGGTTCAGAATTATCTAATACTTTTTTTACTAATGTGTCAACTTATGGTGGCGAAACACCTATAGGCACAGACGAGGACAAAGAGAGATTAATTTATTTTGGGTGTGGAACAGCAAACTTAAATGCACAAGAAGTAACAGACAATGAAGAGGCACAGCCCTCAAACGCAGCTAATGATGGTTGGGCGTATTATACAGTCAGAGGTTATGACATGAACAATCCTACATCATACACAGCTAAAACAGCAACATATTATTTTATTAAAGAAAGCGGAAGTTGCAAAGGGTTTAAGGTTAGAAGATTGGCTTGGCGTAATAGCTTAGGGTGTTATGATTATATTAATTTTAAAATGAAGTCAACACAAACTATTGAAGTAAAAAGAGATAATTATTCAACTATGCTTGGAACATTTAACAAATCTAAATGGAGATACAACAACACGCAAAGAGGTAAAACAACAAGGCAAACATCAGCTATTTTAAAAGAAACATTAAGCACAGATTGGTTGACAGAACCACAAGCAAATTTGATAGAAAAGCTTATAATGTCAACAGATGTTTACATAGTTGAAAACGCAGAAACAGACTACACAGAAGGCGTTATTGTAACAGATTCATCATTTGTTAGGAAAACAGGTGCAAACGATAAATTGATAAAATACACAATCAACATAGAATACGCTAATCCAATAAATACTAATAGCTAATGAAGGTTCGTTTAGTAGTATATAGAAAAGAAACAAGTTCATCAACATCAACAACAGCTTTTGATCTGGATTTACAAGAAGAACCAAATGTTGCATTGAATTATCAATTTAGCGACATTAAAGAACCTGCAACAAGAAAAGCAAGTTATTCACAAACATTTAAATTACCATTCACAGACAGAAATAATGAGTTCTTTCAAAATTGGTATAATGTAAATTTAGACACTTTAGTTTTTAGTTCAAGAACAAAATTTGAAGCAGTTTTATATGTTGGCACAACGCCACAATTTGAGGGCTATTTGCAACTTAAATCTGTATATAAAAAAGCACAGTTATATGAAGCTGTTTTAATGTCAAACACTGCAACACTATTTTCTACAATAGGCGAACAGAGATTAAAAGATGTTTTTAAAGAAGATGATGGTAGCTATAACGCAAATTTCAATCATGTTTTTAATGAAACTAATTTTGAAAATTCTTGGGGGGTGGGCGTAACCTCAAGCGAAACAGGTTCTGTAATATATGATTCTACCATTGGTATTTCTAAGATTGTATATCCATTATCAGTAACAAGACCAAATTTCTATTATAGTGCTACAATGCCAAAATATCTAGCAATGGATCAAGCAACAGCAAATTCTATTGTGGCTAGTAATGGTATTGAATATGCTTATGACCATAGTGTTAGCTTGAGCCAATTCAGACCTGCTATACAAATTAGAACATTGCTGAATATGATTATTGCAAAGGCAGGATTCACATATACATCTAGCTTTTTAGATTCTGCTGATTTTGGAAAAATATTTATGACCACTTGCAACCATTTAGAACTGCCAACGATTCCAACAACAAACACAAATGCAAGTCTTGGCGGTTTTATGAATGTTGCTTCTACAGTTACATGGGGTGATTTTCTTTCTGACTTTACATCAGCAGGTGTTGGCGGTGTTATATCAGATATAGATGAGGTTGTTCCTAATAATGTGGTTACACCGCCATCATCAGACTGTCCTGGCATTGCTGATCCTGATACCATTTGGAATACAGACTATAACTATTTCACAAAAGAAGATTCTTCAATGGATAGCTTAGAATTTTTAACATATTTTAAATCTAAAGCAGTTCAGCAATTTCAACAGCCAGGCGTAATTACATTAATAGTTCAAATAGTAAAATTTGACACAGACACAAACACATCAACAGGAGAAGTTATATCTAGTGCCACGCAAACAATACAAACAGCAGTAACAACAGATGATGATATAACATATTTCCATGCTTACGAAAATTGGCTTACTTTTGTTTTAGATATATCTTCTTTAGCACCTGGAGAATCTGCTCAAGTAATAATTTCAGCAAATAATCTATATTGGACTACAACAGGCGTATTGCCCATTTTTCAATTTGGATCACTACCTTCAAACCCTAATGCAGAATGCTCAAGTCCTAGAAGTCTAGTTAGGATTGAATGGGCAGGATATGCTAATGACGTTTATGGTTCTACCGTTGATATTCCATCTTGCATTGATCCTGATATAACACAAAAAGCATTTTTAAAGGACTTAATACAAAGATTTAATTTAGTTATATTAACTGATCCAAGTGATGACACAAATTTATTGATAGAACCATATAATGATTTTATTGCTAGTGGTCAGATTAAAGATTGGACAAATAAAGTAGACACATCAAAAGAAATAGTTGTGACAGATACAACACAAATACAGAAAAAAACAATTCATTTGACAGATCAAGAAGATGAAGATTTGTATAATAAATCCATAAAAGAAAACTATCCTGATGTTAATGTTTTTGGTCATTTAAAGATAGAGCAATTTAATAATGACTTTGCAACAGGAGAATTAAGAAATGAATCTATATTTTCTCCTTTTATTAATGGTCAAGTATTTGTTAATGAGAATGAGCAATTAGGGACATATTTGCCAAACATGACTGTTCAATATGAATTTAGTTATGGTGATGGATCAGGTGGTTCTATAGAAAACAAAGTTACAAAAACAAAACCCAAGCTTTTTTGGTATAATGGAGAAGCGACATATACACAAAATGTTGCAGGAGATACAACGGATTACTATTTGCATAGAACAACATCAAGCGGTGTTACTGCTTTTGATTTCAACAGCTATCCTGTATGCACACCTTTTAATATAGTTCCTGGAGATGGATCAAACCCTGCTAACCAATACGACTTAACAACAGCAAACACATCATTATATTGGAACGCTGTTCCACCTATCGTTGGCAATCTTACTATTTTTAATTATACAGGTGAATATGGCAGTTGGTTTAATAACACACTTTATGGCAAATACTGGAAACCATATTTAGACAATATATATAGCACAGAGGCGAGAATTATGGAATGCCATCTTAATCTAAATGAAGTTGATATTTTCAATTTTAGCTTTGCAGATGAGATATTTATTAAAGATACTTATTGGCGAATTTTAAACATATCAAATTATCAGGTAGGGCAAAAAGCTTCAACAAAAGTGAAATTAATAAAATCACTAGACAGTAAAGAAAATTGTGCAGGGTGTGATTATGTTATAGGAAGCGTTGGAAACACAAATTTATATGCAGGAGATTTTTATTTATGGTGTCCTGATGACGAACCTGATTGCACACCTGATATTACATCAGCTTCATTGCTTGGACTTTATGCAAGTCCTGAATGCTGTGCTTGTAATGGTGGGTGGACAATGTATAGCAACACAGGTCAGTCTGTAAATGGCTTATATCCTTGCATGTCATTAGCAGGAAGTTTGCCAATTAATCTAAAAAGTATATTTGGAATAAAGTCATTATTCAATTCAGGGCAATTAAAAACCATTTTAAATAACAAAATTGGTGGTTTAAATATACCTAAAATAACAGGAACAGCAAATGATAAATATGCAACGCCAATACTACCTTATTATGGTGATGATATGGTTATCAAATACAAAAACAAAAATGTTCAAGCACCTTTTTATGATGGCGAATCACACAAATTAATCTTAGCAGGATATACAGAAGGAAACACTAGAGGTTATGCCTATCCACAAAATGATTCAGGATCAACGGAATTATATATGCCACCGAATGTTAATATAGCAATTAGATTAACAGGAATATCAAGCGTTGTTGGTGGAACAAGTGCGACATATACGCTTGGATC